TTCCAATTTCTAATGGAACCGCATTTTTTAACGATGTTTCGATATATGAAGGTACATTTTTAACTCAAACTTACACTTATTCTGCAAGAATTCCAAATCAGAAGTTTATTTTGCCAAATGTTGGTGTTGATACCGATTTAATCTCAGTTTCAGTAAGACCAACAGAAGCTTCTGCTACAGAAACCAAATATAATTCTCAAGATAATCTTTTTGAAGTAAAATCCGACTCAAAAGTTTATTTTTTACAAGAAATTGAAGATGAAAGATATGAAATATTCTTTGGAGATGGAATTTTTGGAAAAGCACTAGAAGATGGTAATTTTATTACAATTAATTACATAACTTCTAACGGAGATGCTGCAAATGGAGTAAGTGCTTTCAATTTTTCAGGAAGACTTCAATATACACGCAATTCAAACACCTATAATGTAACAACTGGCATTTCTTTACTTACAACTGGAGTATCTGCTGCTGGTGGAGAGGAAATTGAGTCTGTAGAGTCGGTTAGAAAGTTTGCTCCTCGAATTTATGCTTCTCAAAATAGAGCAATTACTATAAATGACTATGAAACATTGGTTCCAGCAAAAATTTACCCAGAAACAGAGTCAATTTCGGTTTTTGGTGGTGAAGATCTAATTCCACCACAATATGGAAAAGTTTTTCTTAGTATAAAACCAAAAAATGGTGATTTTTTACCAAATTTGGTTAAAGAAGAAATAAAAATAAAATTAAAGAAATATGCAGCTGCAGGTATTATCCCCGAAATACTTGATTTGAAATATCTCTATATTGAAGTTAACTCAAAAATCTATTATAACACAAATCTAGCAGAATCTGCAGCATTTGTTTCTAGTGTTGTTGAAAATAATTCTAATAAGTATGCAGAATCAACCGAAATGAATAAATATGGAGCTAGATTTAAATATAGTAAATATTTGTCTATTATTGATAATAGTCATGAATCAATAACTTCTAATATTACCACAATTATTATGAGAAGAGATTTGAGAGTTGTTTTAAATTCTTTTGCTGAATATTCAATTGGTTTTGGTAATGAAATACACATAAAAAGAATGAGTGGATATAATATTAAATCATCTGCTTTTAGAGTGTCAGGAATAATGGATGATGTTTATATTGCCGATCTTCCAAATACTAATAGATCAACTGGATCATTATTTTTATTTTCTGTACCATCAATAGCATCTGATTCACCAACAATTCGCAAACGTAATATTGGAACAATTGATTATAAAAAAGGAGTTGTTACCATTAACCCAGTTAATGTTCAATCTGGAATGATTAAAGATGGTCAAAGTGTTATTGAAATTTCAGCATGTCCTTATTCTAATGATGTTGTTGGATTACAGGATCTTTATTTACAGCTAGATATTAGTAATAGTTTATTTGAACCTATAGTTGATGAAATTTCTTCTGGATTAGATCCTTCTGGTTCTAATTATATTACATCATCCAGTTATTCTAATGGTAGTTTAGTTCGTGCTGGAGGTCGTAATAGTGGACCAAATTCATCAATAGATAGATCTCCTACTGGTGGATATACTGGTGGTTCTACTGGTGGTTCTGGTGGTTCTGGTGGTGGATCTACTGGTGGTTCTGGTGGCAGTGGAGGCGGTGGAGGTTACTAATAAATATTAAGTATGATAAATTCTTCAAATTACTAAGATAGAAAAATTATAAAATGTCTACAAAAAAAATCCAGTTTAATAACATAGTTCAGAATCAACTACCTCGGTACGTTATAGATGAATTTCCGTTAGTATCAGAATTTTTAAAATCATATTATCAGGGTCAGGAATACCAAGGTGGTCCAATTGATTTGGTGCAAAATATAGATGAATATGCAAAGGTTGGTAGTCAAGTTAATCTTACTGAATATGTTGGTTTAGGTGTTACTGTAGGTATTACTAGTGATACAATTGAAGTTGATATGCAAAATAGTCCAACAGGAACTCTTGGGTTTCCTGATTCATATGGATTATTAAAAATTAACGATGAAATTATTACATATACTGGAATAACTACCTTTGCATTTACTGGATGTGTTAGAGGATTTGTTGGAGTTACATCATATAAAAGTACAAACAATCCTGAACAATTAGTATTTGAAACTTCTACTGCAAAAGAACATAAGAAGGGAGATCAAATACAAAATTTAAGTTCTCTTTTTCTTACAGAATTTTTAACTAAAACAAAACATCAACTTACTCCAGGATTTGAAGGAAGAAAATTATCTTCTGATCTAGATCAAAATATTTTTATTAAACAATCAAAAGATTTTTATTTAAGTAAAGGAACTGATAGAGGTTTTGAAATTTTATTTAAATCTTTATATAATGAAAATGTAAAGATTATAAGACCTTCTGATTTTCTTTTTACTCCATCTAATGCAAATTATAAAATTACAAGGGACTTTGTTGTAGAACCTATTACTGGTAATCCAGAAAATTTAGAATTATCTACATTATATCAAGATGCATATCAAAGTGAGAATGTTGAAAAAGCATATGCTCCAATAACCCATGTTGAGCCTATTAATGTTAGTGCTGGAACCACATTTTATAAGTTAAGTATTGATGCTGGATATAATAGAGATTCTAGAGTGGAAGGTTCCACATATGGAACTTTTATTACTCCACCAAGAACAAGAGTGATTGGGGAAGTAGGAGCTGGTATTACTGTTGTAGATGTTGATTCTACAGTTGGATTTGGAACTACTGGGGAATTGAATTTTAAGTATATTGATAATACTATTGGTGTTAGTTCATATACTTCCAAAAATTTAACCCAATTTTTTGGTCTTACTGGAATTGGTAAAACAATTTTAAGTGGAACTACGATTGGAATTAATACTTTTGCATATGGAAAATCTGTTATTGATCAAAACGAAACAATTGAAGTAAGAATTACCTCAGTTCTTGATTCTATTGATCTTTCAGATGAAAATTGTCTTTATAATAAAGATGAGACTATTGAAATTAAAACTTTAGGAATTGGAGATACTGGATTTAAATTTAAGGAATGGTTTTATAATATTGCTACTGTATATCAAGTTGATAGTATATCTCTTAAAGATACTTCTGACTGGACTTATGAAATTATATTAACTACTGATCATGATTTTAAAGTAGGAGACAAATCTGTTGCTGTTTTAGTTGGTAGTGATGGTAGAAACTTACCTGTATCAGATGTAACTCAATTAACTTCTGCTAGAGGATTTATTGTCAAAGGCCAAGGTGAAATTAATACTAATTTAAACTATACAATAGAAAGACAAATATTAAAATCGAATGCTATTAATTTCCCAGAAGCTAATACAAATTCTACTAATATACAGAATGTATATAAAGATATAAAGTCAGATAAAATACTTGTTGCATCCCCCTCCATTCCAACATATGGATCTCAATCATTAGGTGTTAATGATGGTAAAATTCGTTTTAGTGGAAGTTTTAGTGGGGATGAATATAAGATTATAACCAATTCAACAACTAGTCCTTCTGGGGTTCCTATTTTTGATCATGGATTCTATACTGGTGATGCGATTTATTATACCCCTCAAATAATCAATGATGCTTATGTAGATCCAACTAGTGATACTTCTATAGACAATTTTGTTGTTAAATCTTCTTTGATGGATGAAGGATTGTATTTTATTAAAAGAATAAATGAAACAACAGTTAAGTTTGCAAAAAGTGGTTCTGATATTTATAATGAAAAATTTATTAATATTGATAATGATGGTACAAGAACTGGTGTTGTAACAGATAATATAATATCTCCATTTAAATTTAATAATAAAACTTTAAAATCACAAAAAATATTAAGACAAGTATGCCCTCCAGAAATTTCTGGTACTGTATATGAAACTACTCCTGGACATACTGGTATATTAGTAAATGGTGTAGAAATTTTAAATTATAAATCTTTTGATCAAGTTCATTATGGAAAACTTGAAAGTATAGATGTTCTTGCTGGTGGAAGAGATTATGATGTTATTAATGCACCATTTTTACATATTAAAGATTCTGTTGGGGTAGGAGCAACAGGATATGCTTCTGTATCTGGAACATTAAAAGAAATTAGAATTATTGATCCTGGATTTGATTATCAAACACCACCAACCTTAAAAATAACAGGTGGTAATGGGTCAGGTGCTCGTGCTTCTGTTAATATGGAAGTAATAGATCATTCTGTTCCTTTTGAAGCAGATTCTCCTAGAATAGGTCTTGAAACAGATTCTACTTTACCCTCTACTATTGGATTTACTACTTATCATAAATTTAGAAATGCAGAACCAGTAATATATGTTACTAACGATCAACAAGTTATTGGAGGATTAACTACAAGTGCCACTTATTATGCTGCATTGGTTGGAACTGCTGGAACTACTATAAGACTCCATAAAGATGAAGCAGGAGTTCTTGCAGGTATTAATACAATTGCATTAACTTCTAAAGGAATAGGAAAGCAGTTCATAAAATCTGTTGAAAAAAAATCTATAGTCGAATCTATTAATATACTTTCTGGTGGAAGTGGGTATCAAAACAAAAAAAGAACGGCTTCTTCTGCAGGTATAAACACCTCTTTAAATTGTATTAACATTACAAACCATGATTATCAATCTGGAGAAATTGTCAAATATACTTGTGATGGGACACCAATAGC